CGCGATCCGGATCCACTTCCACCGGTGGCCGATCCTCGCAAACTTGCATTGGAACTTCGGCTCACGCCGCGACACTTGAAGGACGACGCATTGCAAGAAGCGTGGCTGGCATACCTCGACGGACGCGAACCCGCTCGGGCCGTGAACACTTTCGTCGTGCGTGAGAAACGACACGCGAAGCGTACAACTCAACTCTGGACTGAGGAGGATCGAAGGAATGCCGATTGACAACTCGAAGATTACCGAGAACGCCGAGGGACCGAAGAGGGTCCGCAATGACACCGGCGAAGTCGAGCAGCACGATCCGTCGAAGCAGATTGAAGTCGACAAGTACGACCGAGCGAAGTCCGCAGTCACCCGGAAGGGTCTCGGTCTTCGCATGACTACGTTCCGACCCGGAGGAACTGCCTGATGGGAATCTTCTCGTTCTTGAAATCGAAGCCAGTCACCGCGGCCCCCGTTCGCGAGAAGATCCGGATCGGCATGCCGAAGCCGGGCGGACTGCTGGGCGGATACGACGCCGCGACCATCACGAATCAGAATAAGAAGCACTGGGCGAACGCCGACGGCATGTCGGCAGATGCTGCCACGACCGCATCGGTCCGCCAAACTCTCCGAAATCATGCACGATACGAAGTCGCGAACAACACGTACGCGAAGGGAATCGTGACCACGCTCGCGAATGACACGATCGGCACTGGTCCTCGAATCTCCGTCGACACTTTCGACCCACGTGCCGATCGAGTCATCGAAGCCGAGTGGAACAGATGGGCGAAGGCCGTCAATCTCGCCGAGAAACTTCGCACGATGCGAATGGCTCGTGCCGAGTCTGGCGAAGTGTTCGCGGTACTCGTGAGCAACGAGAAGGTGAACTCGCCTATCAAACTGGATCTGATGCTCGTCGAGGCTGACCGAGTGACGTCGACAGACGTGATCGAAGGCGACGACGAGATCGACGGCATCAAGTACGACGCATTCGGCAACCCCGAGTCGTATCGTGTCCTGAAGAACCACCCCGGCGACGCATACGGTCTCGGCGAAGACTCGCAGATAGTTCCCGCCGAACTGATGCTGCACTACTTCCTGCCAACCCGACCGGCCCAGCACCGCGGCGTTCCAGACATCGCCCCGGCTCTGCCTCTCTTCGCACAACTACGCCGGTACACGCTGGCAGTGATTGCCGCAGCCGAGACCGCCGCAGACTTCGCGGGCATCCTGTACACGGACGCACCCGCACTCGGTGAGAGCGACGACGTCGAACCACTGGACGGCATCGAACTCGAGTCGCGTACCCTTCTCACCATGCCCGCCGGATGGAAGATGGCACAAGTACGTGCCGAGCAACCGACGACGACCTATTCCGACTTCAAGCGTGAGATCCTGAACGAGATCGCTCGCTGCTTGAACATGCCGTTCAATGTCGCAGCCGGAAACTCCTCGGGATACAACTACGCATCTGGTCGTCTGGATCATCAGACGTATCACAAGGCGATCAGAGTCGAGCGCGAGAATCTCGCGACGACAGTGCTCGACCGCATCTTCTCCGCGTGGGTCTCCGAAGCGATTCTGATCGAGGAGATGCTGCCCGCAGCAGTGCGTGCATCGAGTGCAATTAACGCCACGTGGATGTTCGACGGCCACGAGCATGTCGACCCGGCGAAGGAAGCGAACGCGACCGCTACGAAACTCGAGAACAACTTGACCACGCTCGCGGAGGAATACGCGAAGCAGGGCAAGGACTGGGAGACGCAACTTCGGCAGCGTGCTCTCGAACTCGAACTAATGGAAGAACTCGGAATCCGTGATCTCGAAGAAGAGAGTGCGGAAGCCATGCAGCGGCACGACATCGAAGAGGACGACGACGACGATGCCTGATCTGAAACCGACAGCGACGATGGCTCGTCTGGCCGAGAAGGGTCTGAAGTGGCGAGAAGAGTACGGGCGAGGCGGCACTTCTGTCGGCGTAGCCCGTGCCCGTGACATCAGCAATCGGAGCGATCTATCGCTCTCGACTGTGAAGCGAATGGTCTCGTTCTTCGCAAGGCATCGCGTCGATCTCAAGGCTCCCGCCGCGAAGCCGGGGCATCCGCAGTATCCGTCCGCCGGTGTCATAGCGTGGCTTCTCTGGGGAGGTGATCCGTCAAATCCAGACGGAGCAGGCCACGGGTGGGCGAAGCGTAAAGTCGCCGAGTACGAAGGCGACGACAAGCGAAAGACATCACGCCGCGAAGGCGGGGAGTACAAGGCGATGAATGAGCAGAATCTAGACTTGACCGCGTCGGTCGACTGGGTGGAAGCGGCCGAACAGGCTGACGACACTCCGTCGCTTCGTCGCTTCTCGATGGTCGCGTACACGGGCGGAGAGATGCAACTCGCAGGCTGGAACAAGCCCGTGATCGTCGACCTCGCCGGGTTGGAAGTGACCGAAAAGGCTCGACCGATTCTCAAGGATCACGATCCATCGAGAATCGTCGGACATACAGACGGCGTCGAGAACGACGGCGAGACTCTCCGGGTGACCGGCGTCATGTCTGCCGCGAATACGACCGCCGAGGAAGTGATCAACTCGTCCGCCAACGGATTTCCGTGGCAGGCGTCGATAGGTGCGAGGGCCGTCAAGGTCGAACGCATCGCAAAAGGCAAGACCACCGAAGTGAATGGGCGTTCCTTCACCGGGCCGGTTTTTGTCGCACGCCGGGCACGTCTCGGCGAGGTGTCGTTCGTCGCACTAGGTGCGGACGATGCCACTCATGCATCAGTGGCTGCTTCGCAGTCGCAGAACCTGAAGGAGTCCGACATGGACGATTTCGTCATGTGGTGCGAAGCCAAGGGATTCAACGAGGGTGAACTTACTGACGGACAGCGTCAGTCGCTCCTCGCTGCATTCGAGGCCGAAGCCACGGAGACCGAAGAGGTCACCGAAACCAATGGGTCGATCGACGCCGAGACCGTCGTGAACGACATCCGAGCGGCAGCAGCAGCAGAGGCTGACCGCGTCACCGAAATCCGCAAGATCACCGCGGGCAACTCCGACATCGAGTCGGAAGCCATCTCCGCCGGTTGGGATGCAACTCGCACAGAACTCGAGGTCCTTCGGGCCGCTCGTCCTGTCGCCGGTGCTCCGATGATCAACTCGGGAACTGATTCCATGAACGAGAAATCTCTCGAAGCCGCTGCCTGCATGTCCGCAGGCATCAGCGAAGACGTTCTCGCGAAGTCCTACGACGAGCGCACGCTCGACGCTGCCGATGGTATGCGGCACATTGGTCTCCGCGAACTCGCCGCCAACTCCGCGAAGATCGAGGGCGCAAGCATCCCGACCGTCTTCGGTGATGGCAACGCTACGATCAAGGCCGCATTCAGCACCGCGTCGCTCTCGAACATTCTCGAGAACGTCATGGGTAAGGCACTGCTCGAGTCCTATCAGACTCTGCCAGTGACTGCGATGGATGTCTGCCGCGTCTCGTCCGTTTCCGACTTCAAGCAGGTATCCCGCGTCCGTCTGAACGGTACGGGTGCATGGGACACGGTCGGCAATCAGGGCGAACTCACGTACGGGAAAATGGATGACACGAAGTACACGAATCAGGCCGAAACCTACGGCCAGATCGTGACGCTCAGTCGACAGGACGTCGTCAACGACGACCTGAATGCTTTCCTCGACGTGCCTCGTGCTATGGGCCGATACGCAGCCGCTGCGATCGACCATGCCTTCTTCACGCTTCTGCTCGGGAACGGTGGTTCCTTCTTCAGCAGTGGCAACGGAAACCTCACCAGTGGTGCAGCATTCGGCTCCGCCGAACTCGCCAAACTGGTCGAGACCTTCCGCAAGCAGAAGGCCGGACCGAACTCGGGTATTGGTGCTGACAGCATCCCCGTGAACGTCCGACCCGAGATGCTGATGGTTCCCGTCGAACTGGAGCACGAAGCCGAGCAACTGCTCGGGTCCGCGAACCTGATCACTGGCGAGAACAGCACGCAGGGCGAAGCCAACCCGCATCGTGGCAAGTACCGCGTCGTCTCCGCTCCTCACTTGAGCGACACGGCGTACACCGGCAACTCCGCCACTGCGACGTACCTCTTCGCAAATCCGAACGCACTGCCCGCATTCGAACTCGCATTCCTCAATGGTCGGCGACAGCCCACCATCGAGCGAGTCGCTGCACCGGCGAACGTGCTCGGCATCTCATTCCGCGGATACATCGACTTCGGTGTTGCTGCAATGGACCCGAAGGGTGCGGCCAAGTCGGCCGGAGCCTGATAGCCCCGAAAGGAGCGACCAATCATGGACGCTATTCGAGTACAGGACGGAGCAAGTATCGACTACACCTGCACAGGTGCAGTCGCTGCGGGTGACGTCATTCAGATCGGCGACTACCTCGTCGGTATCGCGTCGACCATCGGTGCGACAGGCGAGAAGATCGGCCTGTCGGTTTCCGGTGTCTTCGACATTCACAAGGACTCGTCCTCGTCGTTCACTGCGGGCGACAAGGTGTACTGGGTCTCGGACGAAGCCGCGACTGCCGGAAACGGCAGCAGCAGCGCATGGGACGGAATCATCGGGTACGCAGTGGCTGACGCTGCAACCGCAGACTCCAAGGTCCGCGTGCTGCTCGGTTGGATGCAGTGATTTAGGAGGCCACGATGAACTCCATACGACTCTCTGATGGTGCAACCATCGACCACGTATGCACTGGCACTGTGAAGGCTGGCGACATTGTCGTCGTCGGCGACGATCTGGCGGGCATCGCTTCATGCGATGCGGTGGCAGGTGACAAGATCGGTCTGTCTGTTTCTGGAGTCTTCGACTTCACTACCGAAGTCAATTCGGCGGATGCAGGCGACAAGGTGTGGTGGACACCCGAACCTTCCGGGTCATTATCGATCCCGTGGGGTGCTCTTCCATCAAGCAGTGGAGCCGGATCAGGCAACTGGGACGGGTTCATCGGCTACGCCGTGCAGGATGCAGCGGGCGGCAAGGTCCGCGTCCTGTTCTGTCCTCTCGGTGTCGGGACCGTTACCTCCGGCCTCTCTGGCGGGATGGGTAGCGGTGCAACCGGCGGCGGCGGCGGCAAGGGCTGATTCGTAGGCATCTTCGAAAGGAGGCGATTCAATGGACATGATGAAGAACGGAAACGATTGGCTCGCCTCGAAGATGCTCGCGGTCACCTCGACCACCATCAACTACTACAGGGCGGACACGGGGACATATGTCTCCGTGTCCGCAGTGGTAGGACGCACCTCGTACGACGTCGACAACGGATACGGAGCAATCGAGAAGTGGGAGTCGCGAGACTTTCTGATCGACAAGGCCGTACTCATCGGCGGGCAGCATCAAGGCGATGTCTGGCCCAAGCGAGGCGACAAGATATACGAATCACCCGGACCTGATCCCGGTTTGAACGACGCTTCGATCCAGTACATCTATGAGGTAATGGCTCCCGGCAGCGAACCCGTGTGGGAATACGCGGACGCATACCGGAATCTGATCCGTGTTCATACGAAGTACGTGAATCGAGTGGGACTGACGCCATGATGAATTCACAACCACAACAGCAGACGATGAAACTCACCGGCCCATTCCTGACGGCGACGCTCGCCATCATGGCGTTCACGGTTCAGTGGGGAATGGTGACGACGAAACTCGATCACCTGAACACGCGAATCAACGAACTGCTGATCGAAACACGCACGGCACGAGAGAACTATGCCGACCATGAACGACGGCTTTCAAGGCTTGAGGGAATTGTGAACGAACAGGGGCGACGCGAGTGAGCATCTCCGGCGACATTGCCGACGCACTGGTGACCACGCTCAACGATGGGGCGGGGCTTTCGGTGAATGACTGGAGCGATACGCAGACGGGATACCTTCCTCTCGGCGTGACCGCGACCCGGACATGGCTACCCGTTTTCGAACTCGATGACATGACGGAGACGCGTGTCACCGTAGTCCCGCGACAGCACACAAGTGTGGTCGCATCGCGGTCGCACCTTGAGCACGAAATCTCGTGCGACATCGGCATTCAGAAGAAACTCAAACGAAACAAAACGAACGAAGACATAGAGATCGATTTTCTCGTGAACTTCGCAGACTCCATTCGAGACAAGGTTGCATTCGTCGATCACGTGATCAGCGGACACCATGCCTCGTTCTTATCTATCAACAGCGAGACGCTTCTCGCACCTGACCATCTCGAAGAGATGCGTCAATTCACGCATGTGCTCACTGTGACGTACCGCGTGATCGCAACCCCGTAGGTCTCCAAGACCGGAGGAATTAGACATGGCACTTCGACTCGGTATGGAGGCTGAACTCTCCTACTCATCCACATTCGGCGGATCGTATTCCGTCCTCGGCAACGTGAAGGATCTCACCTTCACACTCGAAGCAGGTGAAGCCGACGTTACTACACGCGGCAACGCTGGCTGGCGTGCGTACGTCGGCACGCTCAAGGAAGCGTCTCTCGAATTCGAAATGATCTGGGACACGCAGGACAACGGATTCGATGCGATCAAGGACAATTTCCTCGATCCATCTTCGAACCCCTTGTACATGCAGGCTCTGGATGCTGCGAATGGTGCCGGACTCAAGGCCCGATTCGTCATCACCTCGTTCTCGCGGAACGAAGCACTCGAAGAGGCTCAGACCGTTTCGGTCACTGCGAAGGTCACGTACGACGGCACTGCACAGCCGACGTGGATCGAGGGAACCGGAAGCAACTACGCATCAGGATCGTGATCTTCTGATCACACTGGCAACCGTCGGAGGTAACTATGCCAGCATTCAAAGACACCGAAGGCCGAAACTGGTCTGTCGGTATTACCGTCGCAACGATCAAACGCGTACGCGACCTGATGGACGTCGATCTGATGGAGGCGGTCGAGGGCAAACTCCTCGACCGCCTTTCGACGGATCCCGTTCTTCTGGTCGATGTCGTTTATGCAGTATGCAAGCCTGAAGCGGATATCGTCGGCGTGACCGACGTCCAATTCGGAACGGCGATGGCGGGCGACGTCATCGAGCACGCGACTGTCGCACTGATCGAGGCAATTATCGATTTTTTCCCGAACCCCCGCGATCGAGCAACGATGCGGAAGGTGTACACGTCGACGCAGAGAATGATGGAGAAGGCTCGCGACGTGATCGAGCATCGTCTGGAGAGCGGGGAGATGGAGAAGGTCGAGGCTCGGCTGCTTCAAGAACTTGGCGAGCAATCTGGAACCTCGCCGGAGTGATTGGAATCAACCCGGAGCCGTTCACCTTGCGTGAACTGCTCCACATGCACGAAGGGAAGGCACGACATGATTGGCAAATCGCTTCGAGCCATATGGCACTGCTTGCGAACATCAATCGAGATCCCAAGAAGGGCCGCAGTCTCAAGCCTGCGGACTTTGATCCCACACACAAGGCGATGCGATCATCCGAACTGCCCAAGGCGGGCGTCGAAGTGATGAAGCAGGCCATCATCGACGGGAAAGCGTCGAAGGTCATGAAGGAGCACGGAGCACGATGACAGACAAGCAGAAAACTATCGCGTGGGTGATTGGACTCGCTGCATTGTGCAGCGTCGTCGTCGCCTGTGCTGGATTCGACTCAGGCGACATCATTCGCGTGAAGACGCCGCGACCGATTCAGCAGCAGCACGGACTGAAGTCGACCGTATCACTGAACGAAGCCGCGAGTGAATACGAAGCATGGCTCGAAGACGTGCAGCGTACTGGTGCAGAGTGGCGAATGAACATCGAGCAAGGCG